TAAACGATTGGGAAGAAGTACACCATGAACATCTTCGTTATATGTGGGGGATACTACAACAGTATCTACACGATGCATACATGTCGCATCTCATTTTAAAATTTGCAAACTACGACGAATTTGTCGAATTTTGCTTTTATAACTCCGAATACGGATCTTAGATAAATATGTAATGAATATATATACAAACATGCTCCCAGATATCACATCTCAAAAAGTCGCTATTCCAGCTTCGCTTTTTTTAGCGCTCAGCCCAGGTATTCTTCTCAGAACAAATGGTTCCAAAGTCGCGTTCAGAGACGGTCTTACAGGCAGAACAGCTGTATTGTTCCACGCCCTCGTCTTCTTCCTCACATTCTCACTCGTTGCGAAAGCGATGGGTCTCGTTCTTACCAAGACGGATCTTATCGTGACCACGTGCCTCTTTCTCGCACTCAGCCCAGGTATTTTATTGACCCTCCCACCAGGCTCCAAAGGCGTCTTTATGTCTGGACAAACTGGTGTTCCAGCAGCCTTGGTACACGCGCTGGTATTCGCGGTTGTCTTCGCTCTTTTGCGAAAGCAATTTCCTCAGTTCTATTAAGTGACATGTCCTATGAGTATCTTATTATAGGGCCAGGTGCCATGGGTATATTTTCCATGTTAGGATACCTTAAAAGTGTTGAAAACACGATTAAATATGTCAAAGAGTACTCAGGTGCTTCAGCGGGTGCTATTATATGTACTTTCTTAGCACTTGGATATTCAGTAGAAGAAACATTATATAAATTACTCGAACTTGATCCAAGTAAACTCGTTAAACTTAATTTAAAGTGTTTTATAAACTCATATGGTTTGATTGACTTGAAACCTGTACGTCAGCAGTTAGTTAATTTATTAGAATCAGATCCAACGTTTTCTGAAATAGATAAAACCTTATATATATCGGCTTTTTGTGTAAATACATCAAGGACCGAATATTTTTCGAAATATACACACCCCGATATGAAAGTCATAGATGCCATATGTATGAGTATTGCCGTCCCTTTCATATTCTCCTCGTATAGGTATAATGATATGGTATATGTAGATGGTGGTACATTAGAAACGTTACCTACAGCACCATTTCTCGATAAGAAATCACATAATATTTTGTGTATACGAATGAAAATGGAAACACAATTTGTAGAAGAAATAAAGAGTCCTAAACAATTTGCTGAAGCACTTGTTTCATCAACTTTAAATAATAGAAAAAATAATGATATAGAAAAAAGTACGATTATCGATATAGATATAGGTCAGGTCGACGTATTTAATTTTAACATGTCATATGAAGAAAAATTTCAAATGTATACAAAAAGCATATCGCTATAACTTTTTTGTTGAGTTATATCAATATGGATGCGTGTGACCCAGGATTAGATATTAGTAATCTTAGAACACTTATTAAACAAAATGCGGGTATAGACCTAAAATTGTCAAAAAATCAAATATGTGACGTGTACTCATTAATCCAGGGTGGTAAACTTCCGTTACCACCACTAATTTTGAGTAAAGATGGATCGTATTTAGTTGATGCTAAATCACCATTAACACGGAAGGATTTTGATACGTTGTTCAGTTCGACATCTAGAGTTAGTGAAATACGGAGAATTGCAAAGAAAGTGGGTGTTGTGCGTCACGCCGATAAGAAACTTACGAAGCAACAACTCACTGATATAATTGGTAGACGTTTACACTCTATGAACGTACATGAACCAGTTAAATTAAGGTCTGTTCAGAAGAAACAAATCGAGAAAAACGCGTTTAATAATAACGTAAATTTGGTCAATAACCTGAACGGGACCCGACTCAATAACAATTTGAACAACGTGAATAACTTGAACAACGTGAATAACTTGAACAACGTAAATCAAGTCAACAACAACGTCAATCGAGTGAACAACAACGTCAATCGAGTGAACAATAGTGTAAACCGCGTGAAAAACAACGTCAATCGAGTGAACAACAACGTCAATCGAGTGAACCGCGTGAACCGCGTAAACACAGTAAATAACTTGAGTTCTAAAATAAAAAAGAACGAAAAACCACGGTTTTTAAACGGGGGTAATGTAAAAACGTCTACAAACAACAAACCAAAATCAAATATAAAAGCGTTTACAAGTAAAAAAACAAAAAGACCATCATTTTTAAATAAAAGTTTTATACCATCGAATAGAGTTAAACCAATACCCGGTTACGTTTTTAAAAGAAATAATAAGGGTTTGGGTATGTATAAAAATAATAAGGTTGTCCAAGGTCCGGTAGGTCCCCCCGCTCCAGCTCCAGATCCAGCTCCAGCTCCAGATCCAGCTCCAGCTCCAGCTCCAGCTCCAGCTCCAACTCCAGCTCCAGCTCCGGTTCCATTACCAAACGTACCAAACGTACCAAACAAACCAAACAAACCAAACAAACCAAACAATATTGTAAACAAACCAAACAATATTGTAAACAAACCAAACAATATTGTAAACAAACCAAACAATATTGTAAATAAACCAAATAAACCAAACAATATTGTAAATAAACCAAACAATATTGTAAACAAACCAAACAATATTGTAAATAAACCAAATAAACCAAACAATATTGTAAATAAACCAAATAAACCAAACAATATTGTAAATAAACCAAACAATATTGTAAACAAACCAAACAATATTGTAAATAAACCAAATAAACCAAACAATATTGTAAACAAACCAAACGTACCAAACAAACCAAACAAACCAAATGTACCAAATAATAAAAACGAAGCAAACCGTTTGGCGAAGGAGATGGAAGGAATTGAATCTAAACGTTTATGGAAAGAAGCACAAGAGAAAAAAGAAGAAAACCGTTTGGCGAGAGAAAAGGCAAATCAAAACGCTAAAAACGAAGAAAATCGTTTAGCGAGAGAAAAGGCAAATCAAAATGCTAAAAATGAAGAAAACCGTAAAGCGAAGGAAAAGGCTAATCAAAACGCTAAAAATGAAGCAAACCGTTTAGCGAGAGAAAAGGCTAAAAACGAAGAAAACCGTTTGGCGAAGGAAAAGGCGAACCAAAACGCCAAGAATGAAGCAAACCGCGAGGGGAGAGAATCAAAACGTTTATTTATTGAGGCACAAGAGAAAAAAGAAGCAAACCGTTTGGCGAAGGAAAAGGCAAACCAAAATGCGAAGAATGAAGCGAACCGTTTGGCAAAGGAAAAGGCAAACCAAAATGCGAAGAATGAAGCGAACCGTTTGGCGAAGGAAAAGGCAAACCAAAATGCTAAGAATGAAGCAAACCGTAAAGCGAGGGAAGAAAAGGAAAAGAAACAGAAACTTTTGAGTAAAATCTTAAACAACTCCAAAAACCTGACAAATACAAATAAAATGACATTCCTTAAACGATTCGAAAAGGGTGAAAATTTTAATACTATAAAGTCCAATGCTATTAGTAAAGCAAAAGAACTTGCAAAACAAAGAAAGGAAAAGGAAGAAGCTAATCGTAAGGCGAAGGAAGAAGAGGCGGAGAGAAAAGAAAAGGAGAAGAAACAGAAACTTTTGAGTAAAATCCTAAACAACTCCAGAAATCTGTCAAATGCAAATAAAATGGCGTTTCTTAAACGATTCGAAAAGGGTGAAAACTTTAATACTATAAAGTCAAATGCGGTCAGAAAGGCACAAGAACTTGCAAAACAAAGAAAGGAAAAGGAAGAAGCAAATCGTAAAGCGAGAGAAAAAGAAGAAGCAAATCGTAAAGCGAAGGAAGAAATGATCGCAAAAAAGAAGGAAGAGGCACTCGCAAAAAAGAAAAAGGAAGACGAAGAAAAGAAGAAAAAGGAAGCTGAAAATAAAAAGAAAGCTGCACAAAATACACAAATGCGTGCATCTCTTACAAAGAAAGTCAAGGAAACACAAATGGATCAAAAAGTTAAAAATAAATTACTGAACCAACTCAAAAATTACAGTGTTCAAATTCGAAATGTTGCACCAGGTATTGAGCAAACAATCAAATCTGAAAAATTGAACGGTAATTATAATAATGCAGAGAACAGAAAGAAGAGACAAGAAGTTAAGAAACAACTCGCAACATATATTTCTAAAACGTATCCAAATATGTCGAAAGCTAATCGTGGTAAATATATTCAAAGGGCGAACCTTACACAATGGAGGAAGGGTTTCCTTACAGGAAGTCAGGGTATGGGTGTAAATCAAGCACTTGAACGAATTAAGGGAAATATTCGTGAAAATATGAAATTAAAAAAGCCACCTCCTCCACCACTTCCACAAAAAAATAAAAAGGCGAACCTTAAGAAGTTGGTGAATAATACCATGAAAGGTCGCGCGGCTAAAAATGTAAATAGACTCAAAAAGAATATCAATGAAGGTGTATCTGAAATGACAGTCAAGACACGACTTGCTCAATTAAATAAACAAACGAAGTACCAACAGAAATAATCATAATTAAAATATATAATAATAATAAATGAATCATATTTATGCGATTATACTCTCAATACTATTGGGTACAATATATTATCAAATAATGGAAAACTCAATACCAACTGAATCAAATTGTAGTTATATGGCTGCACCAGTCACAGATTTTTTAGCGTTTTTATGGGGTGTTATCGTAGTTTATTATGGTTTTGAATATGATAATGTTATACTGACTACACTTGGTGCAACTGTTATTATAGAACACATTTATCAACTTAAGAGAAAATAATCAGTCGTATTTAAAAGAATTAGTACAATCAATAATAAAACATGTACCGCGGTTTATCACCAATTATGATGAACTACACGCGTTCTATTAGTGAAACTAAAGCATCGGCAGT